CTTTTTCGGCTTTTCGCCTATCATTGACCTAGTTGCAAATATTTTGCAAAAATTTTTTTACGAATGAGAGAATACTTTGAATCTATTATAGACGTCTGTCCCTTTAGCTTAAAAAGTTTTGACGCTGGTAAAATACCTGTACTCAAATACTCAACAGAACTAATTGACATGCTCTACTTACAACTAAAACACTATGACGCTGTTCTGTTCAAATGTCATACCTCGATAGATCGCGACACACTAGAGTCCATGGCACACGAACTACAAATCAGCCACCCTGATGCAGAGTGGTTTTGGTCACATCCTATAGACGGTTATAAGTCGACCGTGGTCCCTGCTCTCATAATGCAAAATAGAAAAAATTTGGTTCTTGCTCGTAAACAGTTTAAACTTATGCGTAATGCCGAAACAGTGGATTAAAGAAAAAATTACGCACGTCAAGAAGAAAACTTCCATAGGCGACTCAAGACTCAGCCATGGTGCAGGTACGAATAAAAATCAAAAGCGTACTAAATACAGAGGACAAGGCAAATAAAAACTAGCTCAGCAAAAGCCAAAGGACGCAGACTACAACAGTGGGTAAGAGACAAACTCATAGAACTATTGTCCGTGGACCCAGAAGATATAGAATCTAGACCTATGGGCAGTAGCGGTGAAGACCTTATAATGGGCGTACAAACTAAAAAGATATTCCCTTATTCTATTGAGTGTAAAAACCAAGAAGCAGTAAACGTCTGGAAAGCCTATGAACAATGTTCAAGTAATACTAGTAAAAATGTGGAAAGTCTAGTTATAATAAAAAGAAACAAAAGTAAACCGTTAGCTTTAGTTGACGCAGAATACTTTATTAACCTACACAAGTAACATGGCAGATAATTTTTTAGAAGAATACCAAGCAAACAAAGATCAAGAAGCCATGGCAGGTCTTGATAAACTTATAGCTAAAGAAAGGCTAACCAGCAAACTAGCAGCAGCAGAAGATATGGCTGGTGTAGCAATGATGGCAGCTGGTCCACAAAAATTTACAAAACTGTTAGGCATGGTACCAAAAACTTTTGATAAGGTAGACAACCTACCAGCGTTTAGAAAACTATTCGGCGAAATAAAAAAGTTACCTACGAATGAACAAAAAGAAGCAGCAGGAGTAATTTTACCAAGGTTGAATGATACAGTTTATAAAATCGACCGCACTTACGCAAATGACATTTTAAATAATCCTAAAGCTAATAAAGAAATAGGACTTCTTTTAAATAAAAACAATGACTATACTAAAGGTCTCATACAAGAATTACAAAAACTAGTAGGTATGAACACAGGTGGTGCAGCTACCTTGATGCCTTTAAAATATAATTGAAAAAAGAACTATTAGAACAGCTACCTGAGGATGTCCTCAAGGAACACTTAGAACTTACTGAAAGGTTAAAAGAGATTGAGGAGATTGAAACTTCTCAAGATAGTTTTTTAAACTTTGTCAAAAGCCAATGGCCATCGTTCATAGGTGGTGCTCATCATAAAAAGATGGCAGACGCGTTTGACCGCATCGCTAACGGTAAAATCAAAAGGCTTATTATTAACATGCCACCTCGGCACACTAAGAGTGAGTTTGCTTCTCATTATTTTCCTGCGTATTTAGTAGGTCGTAACCCTAACTTAAAAATACTACAAGCAACCCACACCGCAGATTTAGCAGTTAAGTTTGGTAGAAAGATTCGTGACTTAATGTTAACGGAAGATTTTCAAAAAGTTTTTCCTGATGTATTAATAAACCCAGACTCAAAAGCAGCAGGTAAATGGGAAACTCAAATGAAGAGTAATCCAAAACTAAAGGGCGAGTACTATGCTGCTGGTGTCGGAGGTGCGTTAGCAGGAAGGGGAGCTGACTTATTTATTATTGATGACCCTCATAGTGAACAAGATGCTATGAACCCAAAGTCCATGGAAGATACTTACGAGTGGTACACTTCTGGTCCAAGGCAGAGGCTACAGCCAGGAGGTGCCATTGTTATAGTAATGACTCGCTGGAACATCAATGACCTAACAGGTAAATTATTAAAAGATGCAGCACGAGACCCAAAAGCAGATCAATGGGAAGTTATAGAACTACCAGCTATATTGCCTAGTGGTAAACCTCTATGGCCAGAGTTCTGGTCATTAGAAGAAATAGAAAGTGTAAAAGCTAGTTTACGTGGCGGACCAAAGTGGCACGCTCAATACATGCAGAACCCTACGTCAGAAGAAGGGGCACTTATAAAACGTGAATGGTGGAATGAGTGGGAAAAAGAAAAACCACCAAGATGTGATTACTTAATACAAAGTTACGACACAGCATTTTTAAAAAGTCAAATGGCAGACTATTCAGCTATTACTACATGGGGTGTGTTTTACCCTGAAGGAAAAATAGGTGATGAGTTTTATAGTGGTACAAGTCCACATATTATTTTGTTAGATTGTGTAAAAGGTAGATATAGTTTTCCTGAACTTAAAGGTGTAGCTTTAGATCAATACAATGAGTGGACACCTGATTGTGTAATTATAGAAGCTAAAGCCAGTGGACTTCCACTTACACAAGAATTACGCAACATAGGAATACCAGTACAAAACTTTACTCCATCAAAGGGAAATGATAAGGTAGCTAGAGTGAATGCTGCTGCACCATTATTTGAATCAGGAATGGTGTGGGCACCAGATACTAAGTGGGCTAACGAAGTTAGAGAAGAGTGTGCTGCTTTCCCTGCTGGAGATCACGACGATTTAGTAGATTCAACTACTCAAGCGTTGTTAAGATTTAGGCAAGGTGGGTTCGTCAAACTACCTAGCGATTATGAGGAAGAAGAACTATATCCTAGACAGAAAGTAAGTTATTATTAACCATGGCAATCGAAAAACAAAACCCCCTACAAGATATACTACCTGAAGAACTAACCGAACAGATGCAAGAACCTGTTGAGGTTGTGTTACCAGAAAGTATGAACATTGGTGGAGAAATGGCACCTGCGTTTGAATTAGGAGCAGATGGTCAAATGATACCTCTTTTTGATGAAGAAGAGGTTATGGTACCTGAACATCAGGTCAATCTTGCTGAGGTTTTAGATTCCTCATCGCTTAACACACTAGCGAATGAACTACTAGATGCATATGAACAGGACAAAGAATCTCGTAGAGATTGGCTTGACGTATTTACTAAAGGACTAGATCTTTTAGGAATTAAAATAGAAGAAAGAGAACAACCTTTTCCTGGAGCTACAGGCGTAAATCATCCACTTTTAGCAGAAGCTGTTACACAGTTTCAAGCACAAGCATATAAAGAACTTTTACCAGCAGGCGGACCAGTCAAAACTAGAGTGATGGGCAACGAAAGCCCTGAAGTTATGGCACAAAGTCAACGTGTAAAAGAATTTATGAATTATCAAATCACAGATGTGATGAAAGAGTATGATCCTGAGATGGATAGTTTACTGTTTTATTTACCTTTAGCTGGTAGTGCATTCAAAAAAGTTTATTACGACAATTTATTAGGTAGAGCTACAAGTAGATTAGTAAAAGCTGAAGACTTAGTAGTAGCCTACGAAACTACAGACCTAGAAACTAGCCCAAGATTTACTCATGTAATGAGTATGACTGGTAACGATCTTAAAAAATTACAATTAGCTGGTTCATATAGGCAAACTGAAATAGGTGAAACTGCTGATTTAGACTATAACGAAGCAAAAGAGAAGATAGATGAGCTACAAGGTATAACTAAACCTATCACAGACTACGATGAATACACCGTTTTAGAGCTTCATGTTGATTTAGAGCTTGAAGATAACGATAATTACGGTTTTGCTGTACCTTACGTGGTAACTATACTAGAAGATAAGAGTGAAATACTCTCTATACGACGTAATTGGAACGAAAATGACGAATTATTCCGTAAAAAAGAGTATTTTGTACACTATAAGTTCCTTCCAGGTCTAGGTTTTTACGGTTTTGGGCTAATTCACATGATTGGAGGCTTAACTAAGTCGGCTACATCAGTTTTACGTCAATTAATCGACGCTGGTACACTAAGTAATCTACCTGCAGGCTTTAAAGCACGTGGAATGCGTGTACAAGGTGAAGATGAACCGATTAGACCAGGAGAATTTAGGGATGTTGATGTTCCAGGTGGTGTAATTCGTGATGCATTAATGCCTTTACCCTATAAAGAGCCTAGTAGCGTATTAAGTCAGTTATTAGGTGTAATTATTGACTCTGGAAGACGATTTGCTAGTATTGCGGACATGAATGTAGGTGATATTGGCTCTCAACAACTACCTGTAGGAACAACAGTCGCTATGTTAGAACGTGGCACTAAAGTAATGTCAGCTATACATAAAAGGCTTCATTACGCACAAAGAAAAGAATTTAAACTGTTAGCAGATATATTTTCTAAGAGTTTACCGCCTGTTTACCCATATAGTGTACCAGGAGCTAGTAACGAAATAAAAGCAACAGACTTCGATGACAGAATAGATGTTATTCCTGTAAGTGATCCTAATATCTTTAGCATGGCACAAAGGGTAATGTTAGCTCAACAAGAATTACAAATGGCACAGGCAGCACCACAAATACACGATTTACGAGAAGCCTATAAACGTATGTACGAAGCTCTAGAAGTTAAGAACATAGATTTAATATTACCGCCTCAAGCGGAAATACCGCCACGTGATCCTATAACAGAACAACAAGCAGCAATGACAGGTCAACCTATTAAGGCGTATCCGTTTCAAAATCATGATGCTTATATAACATCGCATTCATCTTTTGTACAAAACCCTATGGTAGCACAAAACAAAAATGCATTAACAGCAATTTCTGCCAACATACAAGAACATCAAGCTATGTTATATAAACAGCAAATAGAACAAGCTATGGGTCAACAACTTCCAGAACTAGGTGAAGGTCAAATGCCACCAGAAGTTATGAACCAAATAGCAGGAATGGCAGCTCAAGCTACACAAGTAGTTACAGGTCAAGCTCAGGCTATGGCAGAAGCTATGGCGGAAGCTAAAATAGATCCTATAGTACAGCTAAAAGAACAAGAGATAGCACAAAAAGCTCAAAGCGATATGGTAAAAGCTCAAATAGATATGACTAAGATTCAATCAAACGAAGCTATAGCAGAAATGAGAATAGCTCAAGAAAGAGAAGAAGCTATGGTGAAAGAAAAAAGTGATATGAGAAAAGATTATCGTGATATACTAAATGATGTTAGAAAATCAGATACAGACTCAAGAGGTCAATGATGTTAAATAAAGCACAATTTGAAGAGATGATGGGCGGTAACGCAAACCGTAGAAGAATGAATAACGGTGGTGAAGTGCCTGAGGGCTATCATAAAATGCCAGATGGGTCTATAATGAAAGATTCTGACATGGTAAAGAAAACTAATGGTGGGTCAATGACTAACGCCAAAAAACATTTAAGGAGACCATAATGCCAGGTACGAACAGAGGAATGAAAAAGAAAAAAATGAATCGTGGAGGCGACCCCATGAAAATGAATCGTGGTGGCGGAGCTAAAAAGAAACGAGGTATGGCTAGAGGTTGCGGAGCAGCAACTAAAGGCAAGGGGTATAATAAATAATGGCTAAGAAACGTCCAGGACTATACGCAAATATACAAGCTAAACGTAGAAGAATAAAAGCAGGCTCAGGTGAAAGGATGAGAAAACCTGGAAGCAAAGGTGCACCTTCAGCACAAAATTTTAAAGATGCCGCAAAAACTGCTAAAAAATCACACGGTGGCGAATTACATGGTGGTCAAAAAGAACTTGATAAAAACAAGAATGGTAGAATTGACGGTGACGATTTTAAAATGATGCATAAAGGTGGCGACGTAATAGCAGGAAATGCTAATCGTAGAAGATCACAAAACCATGGCTAAACCAAGAAGAGGTAAAGCAAAAGTTAAAGTAACTAAATCTGGTAAAAGAGTTAGTTACGGACAAGCAGGAAAAGCCAAAGGTGGTGGTCCTAGAGTTAAACCAGGAACATCTAAAGGCGACTCTTATTGTGCAAGAAGTTTAGGTATAAAGAAAAGGTTATCGAAGAAAAAACGAAACGATCCGAACACACCTAACAATCTATCGAGAAAAAGATGGAAGTGTTCTGGAGCTAAATCGAGAAGAAAATAATTTAGATGTTAGAAAAGTTAAGAAAGTTAATTGCAGAAAGACAACAACAATTAACAGAAACACTCGCTGCTGGCGGAGTGCAAGATTTTGAAAGTTATCAAAAAATCGTAGGCGAAATATCAGGTCTGTCGTT